ATTGTTTCAATTTTAATTTTACTTTGATTTACTTTCGTTTTCTTTCATTTTTATTGATACGTAAAGTTGAATAAGAATACGAAAAACAGTTCGAACCCTTTGTAAAATAATTAACAATTTCCTGACATTGACTTTTGTTCAATAACTTATTATATAATAACTTATCACACATATACTTGACGACTAATATTTGAGGATAAATATCATAATCAACATGATTTCGTACATTATCAAAACGATTTATCAAAACTACACATATAACTGCTGATTTTATATCTAATTCATTACAAAAACCATAAAATGCTAGTGATTCCATTTCCATATTAACTATACCAGCATCTTTTAATGCTTTTAAATATTTATACTGTTCATTATCATCTATCGTACATATTGCCCCATCCATTCTATATTGTTCTTCATAAAAATCATTCGTACACAAAGTCTTTCCCGATATAGTATTAAAACAATTATTTTCTATATTTAATAATTCATTTATTATAACTTTATCAGCAACTGTACTTCTTTTAATAGTATTACCCAACAGATTGATATTATAATGAGATTCTAAATTAGAATTTAATGATTCAGAACTTACTACAACTGTTCCTGATGGTATACCAATTCCACCACAAGAACCAATTCTCAAATAAATATAATCGGTAGCACCAGCTGATTTTAATAAAATTGTTATTTCATGTAATAAAATAGTTATTGATGGCATCCCCATTCCATGATTTACAAATAATATTGGGCCAACCATATAAAATACATACCTTTTTCCACAATTATATTCATCCGATAATAAAATATTTGATGATTCCGAAAATTTAATAGCAAAATTTTTCATTCTGTTTGCACATCCACCCATACAAACAAATTTAACGTTTGTAAAATTTTTTGAATATTTTAAATTTATATTTAAATGTAATAAATTTCTATCACTCATTGTTTTATAATATTAATTTAATATTTTCACTTTTATTTTTAGTATAAAATAAAAGCACCATCTCTATGAGGAATCCAACCATTTTCTAAAACAGTAATTGACGAATCACTTGCCATTTTTAATAACATATAAAATTTATAAGCAAAATATAAAATATAACAGTCAATTCCAATCATTAACAATCCTAAAATTAAAATGAAACCTTCAGGAATGGCAACCATAAAAGCTATTTCAGATAAAGCACGACAAAACAAATACACCATATAAAAAATAAGATAACAAGGTTTATATTCTTTAGCACCAATATATCCAAAGGCAACAAAAATTAATGCTATTAAATATATTAAACTATAAGGTGCCGATAAAAAACTATTTAATAGAAGAAAAACTCCATCAATCATTGTAAAAAATTTAAGACTTCTTCTATAACGATATATCTTAAACATTTCTTCCTCATTTTCATTAGACACGTTGTTAACTACAGAAATATGATAAATTGGAATATGATTACTAGATTGTTCTGGAATTGGAACATCTATTGGAGAAACTACTGGTTCTGCATAAGATGGTCCCATATCAACATCTACATATGTCCCTTCCGATATATTATTCGGTATGGGGACAGGACGAAGATGATTTGTTTCTCCTTGTTGAAAATTTTGAGTATTATTCATAATAATATTATCTTTTTAATCTATTAAATTTAAAATAAATTTTAAATTTCATTTTAAAGATTATATAATGAATATTGGTAATATAGGATTAATTAATAGAGGAAATGATTGTTATCTAAATTCTACATTACAATTTATTACTCAAGGAAAAAAAGTTAATAAACAATTACTAAAATATTATAATGACTCTGATTTATATAAATTTTTTATTTTATTATTCAAACAAAAATGGGATGATACGGAAGCACAATTAAATCCTAAAGATATAAAATATTTAGTTTCCAAAAAATTTAAACAATTTAATAATAATTATCAACAAGACAGCCATGAATTCCTTGTATGTTTATTAGATTTACTCGAAAATAATACAATTAAACATTTTTATGATTCTAAAATAGAATCGACTATTAAATGTAATTATTGTAATAATATATCTAAAACATTACAAGAACAACGATTTATTTCTCTATCTATACCAGATGAACAAACAACATTAAGAAAATGCTTTAAAAACTATATACTCCAAGAAAATCTAGATGATTGGAAATGTGAAAAATGTAGAGGCAATAAAGGAACAAAAAAATTATTAATACTAAATTTATCACAATATATAATAATTCACTTTAAAAGATTTAAATGGATTAAAAATGGGAAAAGAATAAATACACCAATAGATTTCCCAATTGATTGGAAAATTAATAACAATAATAAATATAAATTAAGATCTATTATTAATCATTATGGTTCATTTGATGGAGGTCATTATACTTCCACCGGAAGAATAAATTCAAATAAATGGTTAGTATATGATGATACTAAAATATCTAAAATACAAACAAATGATATCAAAAATAAATTTAAAACATCTGCTTATCTACTATTATATGAAAAATTTAAAGAGTAATTTGTTCATCTTCATTTTTATCAACTTTTAAAGCTTCGAGATTTGCTTTAGTTAATTCATTTGCTTTTTCTTTATAAATATCTTTTTTATCTTGAGTAAGTGATTTCCAACGAGGTCCTTTCAATTTACTTAATTCCCCAAAAGTAGCATCTGGATTTTCTTTACGCAATTCTTCTTCAACTTCTTTATCACCAAGGAAAGCAGCGTAAGCATTAATAATACCTTTCCTACGAGAAACTTTCTTTTTATAAGTTCTTAATTCATTAAGATATCTTTTCTTCATAATTTTAGCATCAAGATCATGATCTTCGGCAATTTTTTCAATTAAATTCTCCAAAATTGGAGTAATATTTTTGAGAATACTTGGAATTAATAATTTATGACTAGGCATATTTTCTATATTCTTGTATATAACAAGTTCTTTAAGTTATTTTTGGGATATAAACGCAATATAAATTAAGATCTTAATTATACAAATTAGATTTAATATATTAATATATCAAATCAAATATATTATTATATATATATAATAAAGAATGACTACTGATTTTATTGTTAATAAAAATTACAAAACTTATTATAAAGTATATGGTAATTTACATAATAAATGGGAAATACCATTACTTATGATACATGGAGGACCAGGTCATACAAGTGCTTATTGGAAAACAATCGCATCTATACAATCTAAATATCTTGGTCCTGTTATTATATATGATCAACTTGGTTGTGGAAAAAGTACTTCCAAAATACCAGTCAAAAAACTAACTTTAGATATGCATACAAATCAATTAATACAAATAATTAAAAAACTTAAACTTGAAAAAGTTCATTTAGTAGGACATAGTTGGGGTTCTATTGTTGCTCTTGAAGCATATCTTAAAATACCAGACAATATTATGAGTATTATTTTCTACAGTCCTTGTATCAGTGTTAAACTATGGGAAAAAACAGCACACAAATATGTTAAAGATATTAAAAAAATGTGTGGAAGTAGCAAATGTAACGTTGAAGCATTATATACACATAAACATATAGGAAATCCAAAAGAATTAGTACATTTTATATCAGGAAGTAACCAAGAAATTTACAAATACTTTTGGGGAAAAGCTGAATATGACGTAACTGGTATAATTAAAAATTATGAAAAAGTAGGAGAACTTAAAAAAATCGATATACCAGTTCACTATATTGGTGGAAAATTTGATACTGCTTCCCCTAGTGCTATTAGATATTTAGCAAAAAAAACACCTAACGCAACTGTAAAAGTTCATAATAGAAGCAGACATGTAGCACATATAGATGAAAAAATACCATTCTTAAAAAATATCATATTATTCTACAATAGTTTCTACGAATTAGCATTACATTATAGATTTGATACATTCTTAAAAGAATTACATAAATCTAATACTGTGATAAATAACTCTATTGTATTTACAACTATATTTATTTTAAAACATAGAGCAAATGCTGTATACAAAAAATATAATTTAAATAAAACTTTGAAAAAAGTAATTAGTAGAGTTCCAAAAGCAATTACAAAACCTATCAAACAATTATTTGACTTACAAGAAAAATTAGATTATTGGTACTTTACTAAATTACTTGGTATGGAAAATAAATATAAACCAAAACAATCCATCATTGATAAATGGTTTAATGAAAAAAATATTGTTAGTGTTGATGACCCTCGTGAAGCAGTTTTATATTACGTTTATATCAGAACTCTTATAATATGTGATCCAAAAAAATATAGACATTTAAGAAAATATACAGATAATTTAAAAAGAATATGTAAAAGAGATGCTAAATGTTACGTATACTTCCTTACTCATGTTATTATGTATGATTTGAATTTTGGAAAAATAACTAAAATACCAGAATCATCTAAAAAAGCATTAGTTGAAATTTTTCTATATTGTGAAAATAATATTGATTATATACACAAAGATGTTGACCTCATGGGAGAAATTGTATTATGTTGCAAATTATGTAATACATATAATTTCCCATACTATGGAAAACTTGTTTCCCGTATGATTCCAACTAAAATATTTCAAAACTTTCACGAAAATGCTGTATTAGCTGTAGTTAGTTGTAAATGGGATAATCACTACATCATTAAAAAACAATTATCTTAATCAAAAACAATTCTTTGTTGCCATGACCCACTTACCTTTTTATATAAAGTCATTGTACTTGTTCCAGACTTTTCTAACTTCCAATCATTATTACTCTCATTTAAAACATCTGAACAAATAATTACATTATTATCAACACGAACAGAACCATCTACATCTATCTTTACTGAATTTTGACCATTATTTGTTATTAAAATAGACTCATCGGTTTTATTAACTTTAATACTAGTTAGAGGATTTACTCTTCCATCATCTAATTGAGTCGCTTTACCAATATTATAAGAAACACCAGATGCCGCTGTAAAATTTAACTTGTCACCCTTTTCCGTCATGGAAATACTACTTGTACCAATCTTAACTGTATTCGCACTAAATATACCATTTCTAGCATAAATACCTTTAGCATAAATGTCACTATAATTTGATAACGATTCAAAAACTGAAAATGTGTAATTAATTGTTGCTATTGTAACACTATTATGAGTAACTGTAATTGAACCAGTTGATTGAGTACTGGTTATTGGAAGACAAGAAACATTAATATCTTTTTCTTCATTATTTAAATTTACACTTATTGAACTGGTAAATGAACCACTTATTCCCTCCCTTAATGTAAGAATAGTATCGTTCGAAACAATTGAAATACCAGTAACATTATTTGCTGTAGATAGAGCAAATGATGTATTATTTTGTTGATTAATTTCAATTTGCCCTAGGGAAAAACTTGTCGGTGTTACTGTAATAGACATATTATATTATACTTTAGAATATAGTTTACATACTTATACGCAAACTATATTTTAACACTTTATCTAGTGCGTTCAAAATTTATTTTCTTATAAACCACCACGAAGTCTTAAAACAAGATGAATAGTTGACTCTTTTTGAATATTATAATCACCAAGAGTTCTACCATCTTCTAATTGCTTGCCAGCAAAAATAAGACGTTGTTGATCAGGTGGGATACCCTCCTTATCTTGGATTTTTGCTTTAATATTACTGATAGTATCAGATGATTCAACATCTAATGTAATTGTTTTGCCTGTAAGAGTTTTGACAAAGATTTGCATTTTTGAAGTTTATATTATATATATATAAATTTAAAAAATAATTCATATTTTTTATTTCATTATTTGCTAACTCATGATAACTTAAACATTATAAATTATTATAAAATATAAAATGACTTCTTATAATCAATATAAAAATTATCATTATTTATTAGAAATAGAAAAAAGATTAGAAATACTTTTATCAAAATCAGTTAAAGATATGATTTTTAAATATAAAGGAAACGATTATTCAAATTTCTATTTAGAGGATAATGATGTAAAATGGAGAGTGAAAATAAAAAATGAAGCTTTAAAATTTGATATGTATAATAAAAAAAATAATAAATGGTCAAATGGTGATATATTTTTTTCATTTAATTATAATACACAAACTAATACTGGCATTGGAACAACTATTCAACTTGTAGATATTGGTGTAACTAACTCTAACCGTTACATTAACCTTTCTCAACATTTATCAAAGGATAAATGACAAGCGGTCTTATGACTCGTAACCAGCCAGTTCTTTTAACAGAATATTTCTTGCACCATTTGTATCTCTATCTATTTCAATACAACATTCATTGCATTTGAAACAATCTTTATTTGATAAATTATGATTTAACCAACCACAATTAGTACAAGTTTTTGATGTATAGGATTCATTAACGATTTTAATATTTCTATTTTTTAAATTACATTTCCATATCAATCGTTGTTTAAATTTATAATGTGACCAAAACATCATTTTTCTGTTTACTTTCCTATGAAGATTATTTGTCATTTTTTGTGTTTCAAATTCTGGTAGTAAAATATTATTATAATTATTTGTTAAATAATTTATTGTTTTCCAATGTATTTCATCTACTTTATTTCTTATCTTTTCATTCAAAAATAAAATTCTTTTCCTAAGTTTATTTTTAAAATATTTCTTTACTTTTGTTTGAATAGATTTATAAG